GCTAGATCAGGTATATATAATTTGGATAATAGAACAAATTTCGATTTAGATATACGAGATATTACCGAAAAGATGGGCGATTTAGTTCCAAATGTAGATTGTCTTAATATAACGGATGAAAATCTACGTTATATTTACAATGATGCCACTTATCCAACAATTGCAATGGTAGAAAGAAAATTAGAATTTGTAGATCGCCCAATTACATACGATATATTAAATACAGAAATAGAACCATTTAGTTTCACTCAATCATGGGCATTTAAGATGTTTCCTGGTATACATTATAATTTTTCATGTAGAGGTATTAAAAAACATGTAGACCCTAAGGAACGCAGGGATAGACGTCGTCGAATGTCATTGGAAGGAAAACTTAATAATATCGGCAGATTATCTAATTCAGAGGTCCACGGTGAACTTGGTCAGAGATTATTGGCATCCTTTACTAATTCGGGTCAAGATGAAATGGTTGCTCAATTGGTATCTAGAGGTATCGATGTAAATGTTAGAGATGCCGATGGTAAGACATTATTAGAAAAGGCTATAAGTAAATTTCAGATACCTCTTATACGAGAACTTATGAAAAAACCTGACATAGACACAAGTGGTATATTAGGAGAAGATGGGCTCTTAAATAGAACTACTGCAGGATTTCTAGATGGTGAAGATGATGAAGAGGAAAAAGCGGAAATTCGCAGTGATGCTGAGAAAATTAGGAAACTTGTAGGACGAGAACCCAATAATTCTGGTGGTAGGCGCAAAACCCGTTATCGAAAGCGACAGAATAGAAAGACCCGCCGTCGCGCCAGGGCTTAATTAAATACATATCTTAGAATAACTAGATGGATAGACCAGGCACCTCGGCAGAAGGTTCTTTATTAGAACTTGTGGCGAGAGGCAAAAAAGACGTGTATTTCATGAATTCAGATAAATCTGCTCATGTTCCTTTTTCTTATAATATGCAGACATGGCCTGCTACCATTGACGAAACTAGACAAACTCAGCCACTCAATATGATTGACTTTGGTCGTTCAATCGAATGGGAGATGGAAGTATTTGGAGATATTCTAATCAATGCATCCCTTGTCATAGACTTACCCACATGGCTTCCATCTACCATTACTTCCAGTAATAACACAAATATATTATCAGATGCCTCTGGAAATACCTACGGTTATACACAAGGGATAGGAGCATTTTTGTTTGAACAGATACAATTCTATCAGGACCAGCTATTATTACAAGAATTTAGTGGAGATTTCTTGTATAGTTGGTATCATACTCAGAGTTCTTTGGCACAGGAAACTCTTATTCTCAAGGAAATAGGATGTCATACTGGAACTCCTCTTGAGATACAACGGAATGCAACTCCTAAGAGACTTACATTACGACTACCTCTTATAGGATGTGCTCACTCAGATGAAGGTGGATTTCCGTTTGTCTGTCTCCCCGGTCAGAAATTCCGAATTCGTTGCAAACTCAGACGCCTTGAAGATTTAGTGGAATCATCCAATGGTTCTGTTAAGCCCACTCCCTGGAATCGAACTGACCTTTCTGTCAGAAATAAGGATGGTCTTCAGACGCCTTTCACTCCTCTTCAGAGAGAACTCATAGGAAGGCCTCTTATTACTCTGGAAACTACACAGCGATATGTCAGACAGGATTTACAGGCCCTCCTCAAGAAAAATAAGTTTGAGATACCATTCTTAAGACCATTTGAAAATAAGTTAAGCCTTGACCCATCGGATTATGTAGCTGTAGGAAATGGTGGAGCCTCATATATAACAAAGCGAATAGATGGAAGACATCCTGCAGAATCATTATTAATTATGTTTCAATCAGAGTATGTTATAGAGAGAAATCAGTTATGGAATTTAAGAAATCCAATGGGGACAGGGGAGTTCTATAATTACTTGGAATTATCCATAGCGGCAAAGGAGCGAGAGAAACGTCGTGATTCTAGCCATTGGCAACATATTTCACCATTTACAAAGGCAGAAAAAAACCCAGGAATACCTATATCATGGATATCATTTACAGTAGGGCCACAATATGGATATAAGGCTCCAGAGCAACGTAGACCATCTGGTGCAGTGAATATGACAACTGCTGACAAGCCAACGCTGTGGTTAGATATAAAAGATACTTTAGCAACAAGTCTTGGGCAAAAAAGAGTTTCTATGAGGGTTATTAGTGTTGGTTGGGGTATCTATAGCATAGAAGCAGAAAGGGGTGCGTTATTATTTGGAAACTAACCTTTAGTCCTCTTCTGAACTCGAAGGCTGAGGAGGTGCCTCATCCTCAGAAGAAGAATCACCATCATAAGAATTCGGTAGAGGTGGGTAAGAATTACTGTATATGCTACTCACGTCCCCTACGAGGGAAGTTGAGGAAGGTGTCCGTGTATTGTTCATTCCAGTATTCAAACGATTTCTCAAGAAACTCGAAGCAACCTCATCTGCCTCATCTGCCTCGTCAGCCTCATGCGCCTCATCAGTCTCATGCGCCTCGTCAGCCTCGTCAGCCTCGTCAGTCTCATGCGCCTCGTCAGTCTCATGCGCCTCGTCAGCCTCGTCAGTCTCATGCGCCTCGTCAGTCTCCTCGGCCTCCTCAGAACTCATAGAACTATCTAGGTTCTCATAATGCATCTGCTCAATAGGTTCAACATAGATTTTGTGGAACTTCACACATGTTTGGAAAGATAGAAGATTTACCCCAATCATAGATAGAAGTCCGATAAAACGAAACCCCAGCATATACGATATAAGATGAACACAGAAGGAAGCGAGTAGCATTTGCACGTAAATCTGTAGCTCTTCATGCTTATTCTGCTTCTTTCGCATGCAGCAAGCCTGGATATAAAGCTCGGATGAGACATCGGTGAAACTGGTCATTTGGTATGCTAAATAGTGACTTACACAACATGTCAATTTTACCCGTATAAAATTGACAGTTTGGCTCGCAATTTATTATGTATAATGACTGAGTATTACCGTCTAGAACTCCTCGTGACTGAGCAGGGTGTGCCGTTTTATCCGCCTGTCGGCACTGTCGAGAACCCTTCGGCAGACAATGCGGGATATGATCTGAAGGTGGTAGTCGATCATCCCCCTCTTGGAGTAGCAAGTCTTGTGCCCCTGGGTGTAAAGGCGCGTATGCTAAAATATACTCCCATGGGCGAGGGTGTCGAGCATGTTGAGGATAGCCACTTTACCCTTGAGCCTCGTTCGTCCATTTACAAGACTGGGTTTATTATGGCAAACGGCCGTGGTATTATTGACCGTTCTTATCGTGGAGAACTGATGGCGCCCATGGTCACTGTAGGAGTTAAACTTACTACAGTTCAGAAGGTACTCGTCTATTCCAGGTCATCGCACCGGCTCTTGGGTATATTAAGGAGGTGGTATATGTGAGTTCATTGCCTGAGACTGTGCGGGGAGAGGGTGGTTTCGGAAGCACTGGTACTAAGTAAATGCGGTTACTGCTTGAAATAAGCAGTAACCGCACTAAGTAGATAGATGGATATTCATCAAAAAGACGGTTATGGGACAAAACAGCCTAGAGGTTCTGCGACTACCCTACTGGATTTAGTATCAAGAGATGTACAGGATAACACTATTTTTCCATTAGATGCTATTGTAACCAAATTTACAAGAGATGAAACACTACGGACAGTCCCCATGTCTTCTGTAATGCGTGAATTTACTTTCAGAGGCCCAGCTACATTTGGTCAGACCTTTACATTTGAAATGGCACACATGAATTCAGGAGATCTAATAAGTGGTCTTTTTATTCAATTGCAACTCGGCGATTGGTTTACTGGGCTTATCAGAGAAAATTTAAGATTAAATACGTTAATCTCATTAAATCCATCTGAACTCTGGACATATTGTAATTCTCTTGGTACTGCTGTTTTAGAAGAGGCTACTCTAGAGGTCGATGACCAAGTGTTAGAAAGGGTAACAGGTGATTCTATACATGTTAGCTCAATCTTATTTCCAGATTTGAACACATATTATGGTTTAGCAGATACGTTGGGTCTTAAATCTATAGATGATCTCAAAGCTACAGATGGGAAGAGGGCTTTTTTTACAGAAGATGGATGGGTGACGGTACCTTTAATGTTTTCTATGTTAAGGGAAAAGATTACTGCTACATTTCCTTTAATTGCATGTCGTGAAGGTACTATGAGAATTCGTGTAACCTTAAAGAAATTTGATCAGATTGTTCGCATTTTGTCAGGTGTTAGAGCAGATTGCCTAGATACACCCTTAGGAAAAAATTTTCAGGTAATCAATAATCAACTAACTATCGATAAGACATCATCTATTTCGTCGTCTTCGGATGTACCAATGTTAAAAAATATTCAACTTCTAACCCAGGGTGTCTTTGTAGACGGCCCTTATCGCGAGATGCTTCTGAGACAGCAATTTGAAAGACCATTTCGTGAAATACAGCAATTCGATTTTACAGAGCCCTTAAAATATATTACAAATAAATCAGGTAATGATTTAATTACGGTTCAATTACCCTTAGAAGCCAATCAGCCAGTTGAAGAGATTGTATGGTTCTTAAGAAGGAAGGCTGCTGTGACATTAAATAATGATTGGATAAATTACAGTGCGACTTTAGAAAAAGATTACGACCCTATATTTGCACCATTGGAACCTCTTCTGATATCTGCAAGGATACAGGCGAATGGACAAGAAATTATTAACAAGGATGAGGCATGGTTTCGTTCTCATATTTCAAGGGCACATAGGGGTGGTAATACAGCATATGACGCATTTATTTATGGATATTCATTCGCAAGACATCCAGGCGAGCATGACCCTACGGGTACGATTAACGCAAGTCGTCTAAATACATTACGCCTTACATTGAATGTGAAGCCACCAGGCGGTAGTTCAGACACAGAATGGGAGGTCCATGTATTTGTATATGCTATTCAGTGGGTTCGTTTCGGGAACGGTATCTGTAATAAGGTATTTGTTGATTAAAATTGATACATCGATATTGCCTTTACTAAGCAAAATGTCAGGTATTCAAGAGTTTACATCAGAGTTCTTTGACCAGTCGTCTCAGGCATGGATGAAGAATAAGGTTCGAAAGGGTCATAGCATGGCATATATCTGTGTAGCTCTTACACAGGAAGGTAAGAGCTGCACACGCTCAGCTATTCTAAAAGATGCTACATCTGACCATGTATGCAAACAACACGTCAAATATTATATAAACAAAATGACAAAAGAGAAATAGATGGTAGCCAGTCTACTCAAAATAGTTTCAACAGGAATGCAAGACGAGCGTTTACAGCCTCCTAGGGGGCAACCGAGTATAGGGTCTTTACTGAATGTCTTCGTTAAAGCAGGGCGTTATGGTACCAATTGGGCTAGAATAGATTTTGATACAAAACCGGACTTTGGAAAGATAGCAATTGCTCGACTACCGGTTCAGGGGGAACTTATTTCGCGAGTATTTTTGGTTGTTCAGATGCCAGATATTCAGACGCCACAGGTCTTAGCACAGAGCTCTAAAGTCGATGGACAACCCGTCAACTTTGTAGGGCCTCATTTTGGTTGGACAAATTCCCTGGGACATAATTTGATAAATCAGGTTCAGCTTCATCTTGGAGGTGTCTTATATGATACAATACCTGGACAGCTGATGGAAGTTATAGACGAATTTCAGACACCCTTAGAAAAGACTATAGAAACGAGTAGGCAAATACTAAGAAAGGATAATGCGTTTTCAGATACTTCTTTTGGCACAAGAAGCACTTCCGAGCAAGTTGTTGTGAATTTACCCTTTTGGTTTTCAAGGGGGGATCCAGGGTGTTTCTTGCCTATAGACGCATTAAATATAGACGAAGCACGAATTACACTTAACTTCAATAATATAAATGGTTTATTTTATACTCAGTCTAGGGCGCTAGATACTTCAGGTAACGTCATACAATCAAATCAACAGGCAACTTCTTTATGGCCGATTACCGGTTCTAAATTCTACTACGAAGATGCAAGTGGTTCTCCAGTGCCTGGTTTAGAACCGATTAGGGCACCTGGTAAGAAAGTTAGCCCATATCCATCTACTATATCCATGCCCAGCCAGTATTCTATGACAGATGCTTACTTATTGGTAGAATACATTTACTTGGATAAGCCAGAGGCTAACAGATTTCGTATAGCAGATATACAGGTCCCAGTGGTTCAGCATTATATATTTGACCCTGTAGATACACAGAATAATAATTTTGCTAGAATACCCCTGATAGTGCCTAATCCCACAAGAGACCTCTTTTTTTACTGTCAGAAATATGAAGGACCAGGATATAACGCACCGTTTCTCTGTTCCCGAGATTTGACAGATGGTACCTTACAGGCCCCTTGGTGGCCAGATGCACAGGGTTTATCAGAACGCTTATATACTAGCTTGAAACCAGGCTTTTCAACGCGTAATTCGGAGCCTATTAGATGGTTGGCATTAAGTTATTCTGAAACACTAACTAGATATAGCACTGAGAATGTAGCACTATTCCGGTCACTCATCCCCTCCATGGAACAAAGAAAGGCTCCGTGGGTAAATCGGTATTTCTATAATATACCATTTGGACTACAAAGCGGCCATACTCCATTCTCAATGCCACTGGGAGAGGCAAATTTGGATAAAATTCAGCGTCTTAATCTTACATTAGGATTTCACGGTAAGACTGGTATATTAACAGATGGTTTGGTAGACCGTTATACGGTATACGTTTATGCAGAAACATATAACATACTGCGTATTTATGCTGGTCGTGCAGGTATGATGTTTGCGTATTAATAAGAAATTATCTTTTATTTCCGACAATTATTTAATTATTCTAATAGAATAGATATGAATGTACCTCCTTTACTAAATGATTTCCCTATGATGACAACACTTGACATAGCTGGGAGTTATCCAACAGGTCTTATGGCTGCCTTGGGCACTGCATATAACGACCCACAAGAATTAATTAATGCTCAACTTCGTTATACTGCTGCACAAGTAGATATAACCACACAAAACAATGCTGCTTATTCTCAAGAAAATCTTGAAATACGAAATACTGCAACACTTGCTGCTATATCATTGAACACTCAGATTGCTGCTACTACCTACAAGAATGCATCTCATCAAGTAAATTACGCGAATCAGATATTATCGGATAAAATGAGTGCTGCGTATACAAATGCTTATACTGTTTACAAAGTAATACGAGATGCTTCTTATACTGCATACTTACTTAATGAATCTTCCATAGTTCTAAAAGACAAAATTGCTGCGGCGAATATAGTTGTCTCAGTGGGTATGTCAAGGCCTAATGTAAATACTATAGATATCACAACATTATCAACGATCTCTACGATGGTTGGAAATGTAGAAGTAGCTGCTCATCTTGCAGTATCTTTAGCACGTACAAATGCTACCAATTATTTATTAAAAACACAATCACTCTTAGCAAACGCCATTATAAAGTCGACCCTTGTTACAAATCGCTTAACTCTTATTGCTGCATTTAACAATCTTCTAAAAACAGTTCTTAAAAATATAGCAGACCCTCTTAATCATATAGCAGGTAAGGGTCTCCTTGATACACAATACGTACCAGGTATTCCATTAAGTAATGCAATTCAGGTTGCTAATTACGCAAAGGCTACATTACATGGTATTATATTAGCAATAGGAGCAAGTGTACCTACTAATTCTCAAATTACTACTAATATTTCAACAATAAGCACTCTAGCAAATTCGTTAGATAATATCGCAAGGGAAAACGATGTTAATATGTATCTTACAGGAGCCACCACAAATCAGATGATAAATACAGCATCAACAATGAAGGCTTATGGGATGGTCATATCCATTCCTTCAGAATATCCATTTGACCAGTACCGAGTGAATACACCTGCTATACAGATTGCAACGATGGCTAAACGGATTGCTCTA